AGAGAATTAACCACTCTTCAATCGATTCTGCAAAATCAAGTCGAAAGATTTGGTCAGCATTTCTTTAAAGAAGGTGCGAAAGTAATTCCTGGTAACACGGGATATAATAGAATATATTATTGTATTCAGTTAGTCAATACTTTTCAGGGTGTTCCAGTTGCAGCATATGCTGAACAATTAGTAGGAACTAAAATTACTGGTCTTACTTCAGGTGTGACTGCATTTGTTGACAGTGTTCTTCTTCCTGAAGATTCGGAAAGAGGTAATCTTACTCTTTATATAAACTATCTTGACTCAAGCAGCACTAATAATTCAACGCTGACATTTAGTGATGCTGAGGAATTAGCGTGTAATGAAATAATCACGTCTGGTCTTTTAGGTAATAGTAGCATTTCTGTTGGTGCTCCTTTTGGACTGACACTTTCTAATGAAGCAGCACAAACTGGATCATCATTCCAGATTCAAAATGGTGTTTATTTTATTAGGGGAAATTTTGTAAACGTTGACACAGAAACTTTAATTCTTGATCAATACGGAACCACCCCTAGTTACAGGATTGGTCTGTTTGTTAGTGAAGAGATTATAACAGCAGACTTAGATGAAACTCTAAATGATAACTCTCAGGGTTTTAATAACTATGCTGCTCCAGGTGCAGATAGACTTAAGATTAGCACCTCTCTGATTAAAAAATCTCTTGATGACCTCGATGATGGTTCATTTGTTGAACTAGCAACTGTTGTCAACGGTGT